AAAGAGGGGGAGGGGGTAGGGGAGGGCAGTGTGCGGGGAGGGGGCTGCGATGTGCGCAGCGCAGATCTCTCCCTCTCTCCTATTTCAGACGAAATGTTAGGCGCATTTCAAATCGCATCCCCCACTTTGGGCACCACCCCCGCAAAATGGGCACCACCCCCTCGATAAAAACATGCCCTGTGCAAAAATTTTTTGTAAAAATTTTTGGAAATTTCCGTGGAACATTTTCTCCAGGGGACGTGTTTTTGATGTGCAAAACGTACGCGATAACGTACAAAACCCCGGCTCCCCACAAAATCGCCACTGTGGATCCACAGTGGCAAAACTGTGGGGAGCCGGGGTTTTTACACAAAAAAGTGCATTTTTAGCGTGCCTCCACAAAATCGCCACTGTGGATCCACAGTGGCAAAACTGTGGCGAATTAAAACGGGAGCCTGAGCCCGAAACCCGCGCCAGCCGTGGCTTAGAGGCCAAAAAAACCCCGGCTGCCCACAGAATCGCCACAGTGGATCCACAGTGGCGATTTTGTGGGGAGCCGGGGCTTCAAACCCGCATCGGAGCTAGAGTGTCACCCTCCACAAAAGGCTCCACAAATACCCCCCCCCCTTTAAAGGGGGGGTACTTTGTGCGTGCTTTTGTGGAGGTGGCAGCTCCCGGAAATTTTTGTGGAGGGACAAAAAATTTTGCAAACCAAAAATTTTTGCGCAAACGAATTTTTGTGCGCAGAAAAAAATTTCAGCAAAAAGTTTGACCATCCCCTGGAGCAGTTGCCAGAGCGTGAAACATTTTTTCGTCGCGGACGAAAGCACTTTACAACTTCCAAAAAATATGCTAACCTAACAGCACTTTCCGAATACGGGATGCTGAACAAGATGGATTTCTTCGAGCAGATTGGAACTGCGAATGCAAACGCACCTTCGCTGGAGGATGTGGACGCGCTGGCCGCCAGGCGTACTGCAACATCAGGTTGGGCAAACCCGGAAGAAGAGTTCTTGAGTCCACAGAAGCGACGTGCGCTTGAGAAACAAAGAGCTCAGTTGGAAAAGCAGTTACCCAAGTTGTTGAGAGAAATGGCGGATTGTCCTGAATTGGTCGTAGCGGCCCCGCCTCCACCCGAGCTCATACGAAACTACTTGGTCAACAGGTTGCTTGTGGAAACGCAAGATGCCGATACCAAGTATCGATTGCGAGCTTTGGAACTGCTTGGAAAGTTGCAATACGTTGGTGCATTCAACGCCAACATAGGTCTGACCCAAGAAGGGCAGGCAACTGCGAAGGACATGGAAGCACAGCTCAGGGAAAAGCTGAGTGGGCTCATGAAGCTCGAAGTTCCGGCCATTGACGGGAACGTCGTAGAAACCGCTGTAGCGGGTTTTAGCGATGACCCTGTGGGTGAGGGCGAAGTTGGATAACGAGTTCATCAGCGAGGCTCTCAAGAGGCTCCCCCTCCTTCCCCTGGAGGAACAGAAAGTCTTGCTGAAGATGTTGGATCAGTACGAGCATGCACGCAAGATTGAGTTGGCGCGTACAGACTTTTTGACGTTTGCTCAGCTGGTGGATCCAAACTTCAAAGTTGGAAGTCATCACAGGATCATCAATCAGGTGTGTAATCGCATTGCCAAAGGTGAGTTGAAGAGAGTCATCATCAACATCGCCCCGCGACATGGCAAAAGTCACATCATGTCCTACTTGTTCCCTGCGTGGTACGTTGGGCAACATCCCGAGCATAAAATCATTCAGGCAACGCACACCTCGGATCTGTCTGTGGACTTTGGTCGCAAGGTGAGGAATCTTGTCGGCACGGAGATCTACGGAAAGATATTTCCCAAAGTGGGGCTCAGCAGCGATTCTAAGGCCGCTGGCAAGTGGAACACGAATCACGAGGGTGAGTACTACGCTGTGGGTGTTGGCGGCGCCCTCGCAGGCCGTGGCGCCCACCTTTGTGTGGCCGAAAATACGCTTGTGCGAGTTGAAGGCCGGGGATTGATCCGCGCAGATATGGTTGTTCTTGGTGATAGGTTGTATGGTTCTGACGGCTTCGGTACAGTCACAGCAATCATGGAATCTTGGCACGCAGAAAGCGTCAGCATAGACGGAGCCCCTGGAGTGACCGGCAACCATCCAATATGGACTGCCAATAGAGGGTGGGTTGACGCAAGTGTGTTGACGACACTGGATGTGTTGCAACGTATGACATCGTTTGATAGACTACTCGTTTACAAAACAACGAGGAAAAATCGTGGCAAACAACACACCAGAGTACAACATTTGGGCGTTAATGCGCCAACGGTGCAACAATCCGAAAGCAGCAAATTACGCAAATTATGGCGGCAAGGGAGTTCAAGTCTGCGAAAGATGGTCAAAGTTTTCCAATTTTTCAGCGGATATGGGGCCAAGACCGTCACCAAAACATACGATAGACCGGATAGACACGACAAAAGGATACAGTCCGGAGAACTGCCGCTGGGCGGATGTGGAAACTCAGCAGAACAACAGAACGAACAACACCCGGATAACCGCGTTTGGGGAAACCTTGACGATAGCGCAGTGGGCAAGGAAAACCGGGTTGACGCAAGATATGATATTGCATCGATATCACCACATGAAGATGACGCCAGAAGAAATGTTTACGACAGAGCGCATGTCGTGGGTGCAGAAGCCGGTAGTGCAAATGGAAAAAAATACGCAAAAGGTGTTGCAGATGTACGAGTCGCTCGCAGCTACGGTGAGGGCTACCGGTATGTCAAAGTGTTCCCTACACAACAACCTAACCGGAAAATCTCAATCATCGAACGGGTATTGCTGGGCCTATACCACCCAAGAAGCCTACAAAAACTGGCTCACGAACCAAAACGGTTTCTAAATTTTACCGTTGAAGGGCACAACACGTACTATGTTAACGATACTGTGTTGTGCCATAACTGTGTCGTCGATGATCCAGTATCCGAGCAAGCTGTGTTGTCTGCGTCATCCGCAGCGTTTGAACAGTCCAACAACTGGTTTATGTCCGGCCCTCGACAGCGATTGATGCCCGGGGGCGCAATATGCATCATTCAAACCCGGTGGGCGACGAATGACATGACAGGGTTTTTGGTCGAGAACATGATCAATAACCCCGACGGCGATAAGTGGGAAGTGGTTGAACTACCCATGGAGTTGCCGAGCGGAGAGCCGTTGTGGCCGGAGTTCTGGTCGAAGCAGGATATTGCCAAGTTGAAGGCGACTTTACCGTCCAAGTACTGGCAGGCGCAGTATCAGCAGAACCCAACCGCCGATGAAGGCGCGTTAATCAAGCGTGAATGGTGGCAAAGATGGACACGAGCCGACCCTCCACGGTGTGAGTTTACGATTTCTGCGTGGGATACGGCGTTTGAGAAGAACAGTAAGGCTGACTATTCGGCCATGACGTACTGGGGTGTCTTCAAAAACGAAGAAGATGACGACAACTACCACCTCATTTTGTTGGATGCCCGGCGGGAACGCATCGAATTTCCCGAATTGAAGGTGTGGGCACGCAAACACTGGATGGAAGACGAACCCGATTTCATGGTTGTGGAGAAAAAAGCCACTGGAGCACCGTTGATTTACGAAATGCGGCAGATGGGGATACCTATTCAGGAGTACACACCCGTGCGCGGGCAGGATAAAGTGACCCGCGTCAACGCAATTTCCCCCCTTTTTGAGACCGGAAGGGTGTGGGCACCAAGAACACGCTGGGCAGAAGAAGTTATTGAGGAGTGTGCGGCGTTTCCCAACGGAAAACACGACGACTTTGTGGATACGGTATCCCTGGCGCTACTGAGAATGCGCATGGGGGGACTTGTCAGGGCGGCAAATGATGAGGATGATACCCGTATCGCAAAGTTTAAGCGCCGTCGCACCTACTATTGAGGACAGCTGAATGATTGTACGCCCAATGACACCGTTAATTCCCGATGAGATACCCACTTCAGTGATGGGCGACGACGGAATACCCATAGAAATCGTGATTGAGGGGGATGATTCTGGTGAACCGCCGGAAATTACCGTAAATATTGGGCCCGCATTTTCAGATAACCTTGCAGAACACCTTGATGAGAGTTACATGTCAGGGTTGGCCAACGAATTACTGCACGATTTCGATAATGATCGTAATTCCCGCAAAGATTGGGAAGATATGTTGGCAGATGGTTTGGATTTGTTAGGGCTTCGGGCTGAAGATCGCATGGAACCATGGCCTGGAGCGTGTGGTGTAACCCACCCCCTGCTTCTTGAAGCTACAGTTCGCTTCCAAGCGGAAATGATTACCGAAACGCTGCCAGCATCTGGCCCTGTCAAGGCAGATGTGATCGGAAAGGTCACTGACAAGAAGCTAAAAGTGGCAGAACGTGTCTGTGCAGACATGAACTACCAGATAACCAAGAAGATGCCGGAGTTCCGCAGCGAACAAGAACGCATGTTCTGGGCGCTGCCGTTGACCGGAAGCGCATTCAAGAAGGTCTACGAAGATCCGGGCTTGAAACGGCAAACCAGTATGTTTGTCGCCGCAGAAGATTTCGTAGTGTCTTACGGAACGTCATCGTTAAGCACGTGCCCCAGAGCAACACACGTGATGCGGAAAACGCATAATGAGCTGCGCAAGCTGCAAGTGGCAGGATTCTATCGAGACGTCAAGATCGACAAGCCAGCCAAGACGTTTGACGACATACAGGAAAAGAAAGACCGTGAGGAAGGGTATTCCGCACAGTATGACGACCGACACATTTTGCTGGAGATGTCGGTAGACTTGGACTTGGAAGGTTTTGAGGACACTGACGAACTGGATGAGCCCACGGGCATTGCATTGCCCTACATCGTAACCATAGACAAGCAGTCTGCAGAGATCCTGTCAATACGACGTAACTGGGTTGAGGGCGATCCTGCCTACACTAAGCGCCAGCATTTTGTGCATTATCCTTATGTTCCCGGTTTTGGGTTCTATGGCTTTGGATTGATTCATTTGGTAGGTGGGTTCTCCAAAAGCGCCACCAGTTTGATGCGCCAGTTGATTGATGCGGGAACGCTATCCAACCTGCCTGGCGGATTCAAGTCTCGAGGTATGCGCGTCATTGGGGACGACACACCAATATCCCCCGGCGAGTTCCGAGACGTGGATGTTCCAAGCGGGGCGCTGAAGGACAACATCTTACCGCTTCCGTATAAAGAACCGTCAGCAACACTGTTCCAGTTGTTGCAGATGGTTGTGGACGAAGGCAGACGAATGGCTTCTGTGGCTGACTTGAAGATTGCTGACATGAACGGTCAGACTCCAGTCGGAACAACGCTCGCCATTCTGGAACGCACTTTGAAGGTGATGAGCGCGGTGCAGAGCCGCGTGTACTACGCTTTTGATCAAGAGCTGAAGCTACTGGCAGAACTCATTTGCGACACTCAGGGCGACTACTACCCGGAAGAGTTGCTCGACGAGGACGATGAAGAATCGTACTATCGGAGCGAGGACTACAAGAGAGTTGAGATTCTTCCTGTAAGTAATCCGAACGCCAGCACAATGGCGCAAAGGGTGATGCAGTACCAAGCCGCACTTCAGCTGGCGCAACAGACACCTGATATCTACGACCTGCCGAAACTGCACAAACAAATGCTTGATGCCATGGGTATTGAAGACGTAGATTCGCTCATCCCGACAGCAGCCAAGGATAAGCCTAAAGATCCTATCAGTGAAAACATGGCGCTCATGAACGGTCACAAGGCACGGGCGTACATATTCCAGGATCACGATGCGCACATCCAGATTCACCAGAATCTGGTTAATGATCCAAAAATGCAGCAGGTTGCTCAGAATAACCCGAACGGCAGCAATATTATGGCGGCGATCCAAGCGCACATCATGGAGCACGTTGCCTTCCAGTATCGCCAACAGATTGAGCTGCAGTTGGGTACAAGTCTGCCAGGGCCAGACGAAGAAATCCCACCTGAAATTGAATCCAACCTGAGTGCTTTGATCGCACAAGCTTCTCAGCAGCTACTGCAAAAAGACCAGAATGAAGTTGCACAGCAGCAGGCACAACAGCAACAGCAGGATCCACTTATCCAGATGCAACAGCAAGAGTTGCAGCTAAAGACACAGGAAGTACAGAGCAAGATTCAGGTCGAGCAGCTTCGTCTTCAGCTGGAAGCACAGAGCCAGCAACTCAAAGCGCAACAAGAGCAGGCAAGGTTGGAGTCGCAGGAACGAATTGCGGCTATGCAGATCGGTGCAAAGACTCAGTCCGACAGTAACAAGGCCATGCTGGACGCGCACAGAGCCGACATGGAGATGCAAGACATGCAAGCAAGGCACTTGCAGCAGTACATTGAAAACGCTCAGGGAACAGACACTCAGGTAGGTATACAGCCATGAGGGCGATGTCGTTTGAGGAGCATGTTCAAAAGGAGATCAAGGATTGCATTGAGCTCCGAAAAGAAGACATTGCCAAGGGCAATGCAACTGATTACGCGGAGTACCGCGCAAACGCCGGAGTCATTACAGGCCTGACTATGGCGCTCGATATCTTCAAGAGCCTGGCAAAGATCCAAAGGGATTATGATGAGTGAACTCAAAGTCGATGCAATAGATGCGGAAGAATCTCTTGCTTTTGTTAAAGCCATAGCCGAACGGCTTCCTAGACCCACTGGCGCACGTATCCTTGTGATCATGCCAACCATCGAGGAAAAGACGGAAGGCGGCATCATCAAGCACAGCAGCACCCTACGCACTGAAGAAGTGGCCTCCGTAGTGGGTGTTGTGGTCAGCATAGGGCCAGATGCATACCGGGAAAAAGACAAGTTCCCTAATGGCCCCTACTGCAAAGAAGGTGATTTTGTTCTGCTGCGTTCGTATTCAGGAACCCGATTTAAGGTAGCAGGGAAAGAATGCCGCATCACCTATGATGACCAGGTTGAGGCCGTTGTAGACGATCCAAGATCAGTATCCCGTTCGTGGTGAGGAGGACACAATGTCAGGCTTTGATAACGATTTAGATAACGAACCCGCAGACGTATACGAGTTTGAAGACGGGTCTGCGTATGTCAGTTTTGGTGAAGATGAAGGGGATGAAGATGTCGACTTAGAAATTGTCGATGACACCCCGGAAGAAGACCGAGGACGTGAACCGCTTGGGTATGACCCGGAGTTTGATGAAAGCGAAACGGCACAGTACTCCAAAGGAGTGCAGAAGCGCATCAACGAACTAACGCGAGCCAAGAACGATGAACGCCGAGCCAAAGAAGAGTATGCCAGACAGCAAGCTGAGGCTTTGGCGTTTGCTCAACGGGCGCTTGAAGAGAACAAAAGGCTGAAAGAGACTTTGGCGTGGGGAGAGAAAACACTCATCCAGCAGGCTAGAGAAAAACTTGCCATCGACACCATCGTAGCCGAAGCACGATATAAACAAGCCTACGATGAAGGAAACCCAGAAGGCGTTCTTGAAGCACAAAAGCAGTGGTTGAAGGTACAACAGGAAGCAGAAAGGCTGAATTCGTATCAACCTGTTGCAAATAACTTGCAAAATCAAGCGGTTCCTGTTTACACTGCACCACAACCCGTCCAGCAGCCGGTTCGAGACGAAAAGGCAGAAGCATGGGCGGCACGAAATTCATGGTATGGCGTCGATGAAGAACTTACTTCTTTTGCACTTGGTGTCCATGAAAAGTTGGTTAAACAGGGTGTCGATCCGACCTCTGATGATTATTACCGGTCACTTGACCGCCGACTGCGAGAAGTTTTCCCGCAGCAATTCAAATCAAGCCGCAACGCTGCTGTGGTGGCTCCGGCGACACGAACGTCGCCAGCCAAAAAGGTAGTGCTCACGACCTCTCAGGTCGCTATTGCTAAACGACTGGGTGTATCGCTTGAAGCGTATGCCAAACAAGTCGCAAACAGTTCACTTAACTAAGGGGTTTCAAATATGTCAACGGAAAGAACTTCAAGATCACAGGCGACTCGGGAAACCGATATGCGTGCAGCTAGCACTTGGCGTCCTGCCAATGATCTGCCCAACCCCAACCCGCGCCCCGGCTGGGGACATCGCTGGATTCGCACTTCCTTTATGGATAAGCAGGATCCAAAAAATGTCAGCACCGCCATTCGCGAAGGGTGGGAACCTGTTCTTGCTTCCGACTATCCTGAAATCAACTTGGTATTTGACTCTCGAGCTGCCAGTGATAGCAAAAACGGTAATGTCGAAATCGGTGGGTTGATTCTGTGCCGCAGGCCAGAAGAGGTCAACAAGCAGCGTAATGACTATTACCACGACATCACAACAAAGCAGATGCTCGCCGTAGACAATGATTACATGCGGGAAAACGATCACCGTATGCCTAAATTTTCTGACAGTCGGTCAACCGTATCCTTTGGTAAGGATCGATGACCTTGAACACATCAATTTTTGGAGGTCTACATGACAGCAGTTGCTGGAACTTACGGCTTACTCCCCAGTAACCTGATCGGTGGTCAGGTTTATGCGGGAGCAATTCGCCAGATCCCTATCGCTTCTGGGTATGCCCAGAATATCGGCTACGGTGATCTGGTAACTTACACCACTGATGGTACTATCGTGCGTGTAGATACCGCTTCAGGCGCCAAGGCTGCGTTTGCCGCAGCCCCTATTGGTATCTTCCTGGGCTGTAGCTATACGGATCCGAACCTGAAGTACTACATCAACAAGCAGTACTGGCCATCTGGCACGGTTGCCTCGGACGCACTGGCAGTGATCTGTGAAGATCCTGACATTGTTCTGCGTGCAGCTTTGACCAATGCCTCTGGCGCCCTGTATTCATCTTCAGGTGCTACTCAGGCAGTTGTTGGCGAGAACGTAGGCTACTATCAGCCTTCTACGCTGGTGAATACCGCCACAGGTAACTCAACGGTATCTATCAACTACGCTTCTCACGCAACGACCAGCACTCTCCCGTTCCGTGTTATCGCCTTGGTTCCTGAGTCAATTCTGACGGACGGAACTTTCTCTGAAGTGCTTGTCACGTACAACTTTGGCTTGCATTTCTATCGTCAGGCAACCGGTATTTAAGGGAGTGACCCATGGCCGCAATTAGCAGATCTAATTTACTTAAAGAGCTTATCCCCGGACTGAACGCACTGTTTGGTCTGACGTATGAGCGTTACGGTGAAGAACACAAGGAAATTTTCGAAATCGAAAGTTCTGACCGTTCTTTTGAAGAAGAGCAGAAACTGGCCGGTTTTGGTGCCGCACCAGTTAAGTTCGAAGGCCAGGCGATGTCTTATGACACCGCACAGGAAGTTTGGTCAGCTCGATACACCCACGAAACCATTGCTTATGGTTTCTCACTGACCGAAGAAGCTATCGAGGATAACCTTTACGACAGTCTGTCAGCTCGATATACCAAGGCTCTTGCCCGCGGTATGGCGTACACGAAGCAGGTTAAGGGTGCCAACATCCTGAACAACGGCTTCAACGGTGCGTATCTAGGTGGTGACGGCGTGTCACTGTTCGGTACCAACAGTGCAGGTTCCGTAGTGAACCACCCACTGGCCATTGGTAGCACGGTGTCTAACCGTCCTGCAACTGCAGCAGACCTTAACGAAACTTCACTTGAATCTGCGGTTATCCAGATTGCAGCGTGGACGGACGAAAAAGGCCTTCTGATTGCAGCTAAGCCAAAGAAGTTGATCGTGCCACCCTCACTTATGTTCGTGGCAACCCGACTTTTGGAAACCGAACTGCGTGTTGGAACCGCTGACAATGACATCAATGCTCTGAAGTCAAACGGATCCATCCCAGAAGGCTACCGTGTTAACCACTTCCTGACGGATCCCAATGCCTGGTTCCTTATCACGGACGTTCCCGATGGTCTGAAACACTTCGTCCGCACCCCACTGCAGACCTCTGCAGACGGTGACTTTGACACGGGCAACATGCGGTACCGTGCGCGTGAAAGGTATTCATATGGGTGGTCTGATCCTCTTGGAGTCTACGGTTCTCCAGGTTCTACCTAATAAAAGCCTTATAAATCAAGGCTTTGAGAGGAAGGGGCTTCGGCCCCTTTCTTTTTGTGCGCTGATACGAAGTTTCCTCCGGGGCTTTGCATCACACCAACCTTGTAAATTGCACAACTAAGATAAGCCGCTAGTTCTTTCAGATGTTTACTAAGACAAATTATATGATACTATGCAAATCATATAGATTATTCGAGGTAAACATGGAAGCCATATCACGCGCAGAAGCCAAACAAAAAAAGCTCGTGCACTACTTTACGGGTAAGCCGTGCGTCAGAAACCACATAGACTATCGTTTCACCAGCACGGGGACGTGCAAAGCTTGCGTCAGAGAAAACACTATGGGGAGTTATGTTCACACAACAGATAAACGGAGGTCATATACCGGAGGAGATGCTTTTGTAGAGATTGTAAAAAATACTTCTAGCTATGGTTGCTCAGAAGTGCAGTACGTTAATGCTCACACCCCGGTCAAACTGATATGTGAGTACCACGGGGTGTTTAAAGTCACACCCTCAAACTTCATATCCCTGAAACGGGGGTGCCCAAAATGTGGCACGCTTAGGGGTGCAAAGGCGCAGCAAAAGCCGTTTGCCGAAGTTGTTAAGCAGTGCCAAGACATACATGGGGATATGTTTGAATATCTAGAGGACTCCTATCGAGGCGTATACCACCCATTACAGATGATTTGTCGCAAACACAGTGTGAAGGTGGAGCAGAAACTGACTAACCACATTCACTTACGACAAAATCCGTGCCCCAAATGTAACCACATGAAGTCAGCACCCGAGCAAGCCATTGCAAGTTTCTTGAAGATATTCACCACAGTGGTGCAACGAGATCGCACAGTTATAGCACCAAAAGAGTTAGACATACTGCTGCCAGACAACCACCTGGCGGTTGAATTTTGTGGGATGTATTGGCACTCACACTTCGATGCTGGCGCAGAAGCTAAAAATAAACACAGCCACTATAACAAGTACGCCGCCAGTAAAGCACAAAACATACGGCTTCTGACAATTTATGAAACAGAGTGGGAAGAACGCCAACCACAGATAAAAAGGTTGCTTCGCAACGCCATAGGCAAAACCAAAGGAAAGCTCATGGCGCGTAAATGCGGGCTACAAATGGTAAGTGCTGCAGACGCACGTAAGTTTTATGACAGGTACCATCCACAAGGAGGGGAGGGCTCTGGGGAACACTACGGGCTGTATTGGAAAGGTAAGTTGGTAGCATGCATGCGGTTTAGTTTTGGAGCCAACGATAGGGGGCACAGTGAGCGCACATGGACTTTGGCACGTTATGCCACGAGAATCAATGTTGCAGGTGCGGCGTCTCGGTTATTTAAGGCGTTTGTAGTAGACAAACAACCCAATACGGTCAAATCGTTTTCAGACAATCGGTATTTTTCTGGCGGTATGTATGAGCAGTTGGGGTTCACTCTTGAAGCTGATATAGCCCCGGATTACCAAGTATGGAGCCCTAAAATCGGGTTACGTCCTAAACCACATTACCAACGTAGAAACATACCTAAAAGGTTACAAGAGCACGGAAGCGTTTCTGATTTTGATCCCGCAACGGATGCAAGGACGGAGCGTGAAATGACCTATTTGATGGGTTGCGGAAGGATATACGATTGCGGCAAGAAACGATGGGTTTGGACTGGTTGACACCACCCCAAAAAACCTCTATAAAGCAATCATCTAGGAAACCATTTTTGCCTTGCCGACTGACCTAGCAGACTCGCACACGACGGCTGGCCTCAAGTGCAGGAGATTACCATGAGTTTCACGACTTTTTCAGGCCCCGTTCGCGCAGGTACGATCAAAGAAGGCGCAGCCCGCAATACCGGCGTCGTTGTTTTGTCCCAGACCGCTACCCTTGGGCTTACCACTTCCGCAGCGTTTATTCTCCCAGCTGGCGCACAGATTCTCGACATCTTCATCGACATCACCACGCTGTATACCACTGGAGCCACCCTGGCAATCGGTGACGGTACCACGGCAAACAAGTACGTTACGGCAATCACCACCCCCGCCGTCGGTCGTCAGGCAATCACGTTTACCTCCGCCCAGCTGACCGCTATGAGCAACATTGGTACTTCTGATGTCGTGGTTACGGCTACCCTGGCGGGCACGACCGCCGTTGCCGGTGCCGGTATTCTGACGATGACTTACGCCCAGAAAGCTTCAGACGGATCCGCCAACCCTGCTTCTGCATAAGGAGCAACAGCCATGACGATGCAGACAGATGTATTAGCCACTCACCTCACGGCGAGTGGCACAGTAAGCGCAAATCGAGCGAGGCTTAAAGGCATATCGTATCGTGGCGACGGCACCGCCGGGAGCATCCTATTTAAGGACGGAGGGGCATCAGGTACCACCTTGTTGGAGCTTGATGTAGGAACAAGTGACACTTTTACGATATACCTGTTAATCCCTGGAGAGGGGGTACTGTTCCAAAACAGTATTTATGCCACGCTTAGTCACGTCAGCGCAATCACCGCATTTTATGGATAGCATCATGACCGTGCAGGAGTTTATCAACGTCGTCATCGCTACCGCTGGCGCAGTAATAGGTTGGTTGTTCAAGATTGTTTGGGACGCCATAAAAGAACTGCAGCAGGACGCGAAAGATACAAGTAAACAAGTGCACGAGCACTATGTACGCAAAGATGATTTTAGGGTGTTTGAGCAACGTATCGAGAACAAACTTGATCGTATCTTGGACAAACTAGAGCAGAAAGAAGATAAGGAAGCTGCGCGATGATGAAGTGCCGGGGAATGGGAGCACTGCTTCCAGAAAAGATGCCGTCATCAAAGAAGTCAATTCCTGACAACATACCCGCACTTGGTATGGCTGCCGGGGGTAAAGTAGCCACTGGAAGATCCAGAATTGACGGATGCGCCCAGAAGGGGCACACCCTCGGAAAAATGACTTGAGGTAAACATGGCCACAGATTTGCGGGTATTGCCGTCCACCAAGTGGACTACCATAGGTTCCGAAAAGAAAACCGTTCGGGGTATGGCCACCGGAGGGACAACAACGGCTAAACCGGTCGCAACACCCGTAAAAACCTCAACATCCGCTGCTGCTGCTGCATCTGCGGCAGCCGCTGCGGCAAAGGCAGCAGCTGAAAAGAAAGCAGCCGAACAAGCAGCTGCGAAAAAGGCTGCGGATGAGAAGAAGGCTGCAGAAGCTGCAGCTGCGAAGAAAGCCGCTGAAGA